ATGCTTACCTCTTATCAAAACACAGTCGCGGATAAACCCTCCGTCAGATCGCTTCTTACGATGGGCGGTATCGCAACCGCGCCTATCGTTTCGATGTTAAAAAGCGAAGGCATAAGCAACACGCTTCATAGTTGGTATACCGATGAATATGCCAAAGCTAAAGATAATGCCAACCCTGAAGTATCAGGTATCGCGGGCTTAGGCACAGATACCAAAAAGAAGCTAACTAACGCAACTCAAATCCTAAAAAACGAAGTTTCGATGAGCTGGCGAAAGAGATCTATCGAGCAATATACTGGAGATGAGTGGGCTAGACAACTTGAAAAAGTCGGCAAAGAGCATATGAAAGACATTGAGTATGCCTTGCTAGGACTTAATCACACTACCGTATTTGATGATTATGTTTATGCGGCAAACGATACCGATAGCTCAAAAATGGCTGGATTTTTTAACTTTATCCCTACCGCAAATCGCAACTCTGCAGGAGGAGCATTTACGCTTGAGCTTCTAAATGCTACGATTGAGCCGGTGTGGGCTAATAGTGGCGTGACCGATCATAAATTTAAAGTCTTTATGTCTAGTGCTCTAAAGCGCAAGGTAAACGACTGGGTAGCAGCTAATAGTGCGCTTCGCGTAGCCGTAACCGATCGCACGTTAAATCTGCCTATCGATCGCATTATGACCGATTTTGGTGAGGTAGATATTATTATTCACCCGCTATTCTCAGATGCCAAACTTAAAGATAAAATCCTAGTAGGCGATTTTAGCGATTGCGCGCTTAGATATCTGGACGATACTCAGGTTAAAGACTTCCCGACATCTAAAACCGCCGATGCCAAACTTTACTATACGGACTGCACGCTCGAAGTAGCCGATCCGTTTTCTCTTGCGTGCGCCGAAAAGCTGCAATAGATGAAAATCGCGGAGCTAAAAGCGCTGCTGAAGCAAAAGCTCAAAGGCGACAATAAAGACTTCGCAAATGAGCTTAGCGCGGAGCTTTTAAAGGAGGCTTTATTAAATGTCCTGCTCCGCACCAAACCTCGCACGCATATTGTTTATGAAAAAAGCTTGTCCCATCTACTCAAATACTACCGCAGAATTTCGCAGGATTATTGGCTACGTTATCCCGTAGTAGATATGAGCGATGAAGCAAATATCGATATGGAGGAGGAGCTTTGCCTTGCCGTCGTATACTTTCTATGCTCGGAGCTAAGCAACGCAAAAAAGGACGCTTTCAAAAGCAAAGCGGAGGAGATCATCGCAATATATGACAGCAATGTAGTCTTTCGTAAAACATACCGCTTCTTAAACGCGTATTTTTACGTAGCGCAAGGAAAACCTAGCCCTTTGCCGGGCGGTGGACTTGCCCCGATATTAAAGACGATATTGCTAGCCGTAGGCGACGAAAAAGAGATCACTATCGACAACGCAGGCGGTGGCACTATTTTGGCGCAAAGCTCTAGCGCTGCCGTAGGTGTAAGAGTAGATGGAAACAAGGTAATAATAAAAGCCTTAGACGTAGTAACGGACGCCATAGTAACCATAAGCTGTGGAAGCGAACGAACGGAAATTAAAGTTACCGCCGAGATCAGTGATGGCGGGATAATCCCGTAGGAGAGAGTGATGCTAAAAGAGATTTACAAAAATAGTTCAAGCGTAAAATTTGAATTTGAGTGCGAACAATGCGGCGCAAGCGGCGTAAGGTGGAAAGAGCCGAATAAAGAGGCGCTTTGCCCTAGTTGTGGCGCAAAATTAGAGGAAGCCAAAAAGGCTAGCGATAAAAAGACGAAGGATAAATAATGGCACTGCTTAAAAAGATTGAATATGTTATCAAAGATAGTAGCACAGCTCAAATCTCGACTCAAATCGCAAGCGTTACGGCGCAGCTAAACAATACCCAAAACCTAAGCGCCAATAAAGATGGTGGCGAGTTTAAGACCTATTATTTCGGAGCACTTTTCGATCCTCGCGCGAAGAAAAATTACATCATCTTTTCGGACGCCACAAAGAGTAAGTTTGATATGAAGCAGAGCAGTTACGAGCTTGCAAACGGCGGCGGAGGTGGCGCAGATATGAGTAATTATCTAACCAAAGCCGAAGTCGAAGCCAACTACGTAAGTAAAGCTAGCTTGGATGCGGATTATGCCGATGTGGCGTTTTTAACCTCATTATGATAGGAGTTAAAAAGCGCTTTTTGCGTATGCCGGACGGAGGAGGCGGAGATATTATAGCGCCCCCTCCTTCTTTTTCTACGCAGGGCGCGAAATTAAAAAGGCTCGATCTTACTATGCAGCGCGCCTCTCATCCTAAAAGAGGCAATCTTATAGAAGATAGGGTGCTTCCGTGGCTAGAGCGAATGCAAGACGCCCCGGTAAATACTGCAGGGGGCAAATACCGCTATTTATATTATGTCCAAATCCTAGTGTTGGAAAGCGCAAAGCTATATTTTGCTTTTTCTAGCGCTACTATGCAGGCTTTGCAAACGAGCTCTCAGATCATAGAGATTAAAAGTGGAGCGGATGAGAGCTCTTTAGAGGGGCTGGTAAAGAATTATTTAAGTAGCAAAGAGGGGGCGAATGCAATTATCGCTGCGTTAAATAGCGGCTCGTTAAACGAAACCGCTCTATCTGCAATAGCTACGGCGGTGATGAAATATATGGGCGCAAACGGCGTTTCAATGACCTATGCCCCACAAATCAAACTGGATAAAAACGGGCTAAACGGGCTTGATAATACCGAAGTCGCCGCAATTGCTAAGGATGAGTGATGATATATAGAAAAGACAAGGGTGCGCCTCTAACCTCTTATGAGGTGGATTCAAATTTTAAAGAACTCGTAACGTTAATCCAAAGTGGGCTTAGCCCCGATACCGAAAACTTCGCTACAAAAGAGGAGCTAAAATCTCTAAAGCAAAAGGTGGATGCCGCGCTAGGCAATCTTTCTCTTTTTGAGAGATTAAAGAAGTTTGAGCTAAGCCCTGCAAGCGGTATAAGCGCGCAAGACGCCAGCTTATGGGTGGATATGTTTAGCGGGCTTGGGCTCATATCGTGTAAGATAAGCTCAGCGGTGCAGAAAGGAAGCGTAATTTTAAGCCTGCCTAACGACGCCCCGCTTCCAAAAAGTGTGATTTACGGCGCGAATGCGACGCTAAAAGACCGCTCTATTACTTGCGAGATTAGCGGAGATGAGCTAAGGCTCAACCTTATAGGATTTTTTGACATAGTATGAGCGACAATTTATTACTGGACTTTGAGCCTTACTGCAGCGAAGCAAATGCTAAAAGAGAACTAAACCTAGGCGGCGCGGTGCATATCACAGATACGCGACTATACGTAAATAAGATGCCTAACGGGCAGCAATTCTATGAGGGTAACCACGCTTACTGCGAGGCGGATTATTCTAAGTGGTATGATGCGGGAGGTAACAACGTCATAGCTCGCTTCCGCTACGACGAGAATAAGTTTATCTCTTTAGCCTCTACCGAATACAAAGGCTGCGTGGGCGAATATAGCCTTTATGCGCTAGATTATCCAAGAACTCGCGATACCTATGCGCTAAATGCCGCACAAAACGAGTTAGGCTTTCGTAGCGCGGAGGGGCTAGTTATCCAAAGCGCCTTTCTTTACCGCGTTAAAAACGGCGATGATGATTTTCGCACGCTAAAAAATATCTTAGAATATTCAGAGGGAAAAATCAATATCGCTAAATTTAAAGGTGCTAGCATAGCCGCGTTTAATCCGATCAAAAATTACGCTCGCACAGGCAGAGATGAGAAAGGCAATGATATAGGCGGAGGCGGAAACTTTTTCGTAAATTTTGAGAGCACAAAGGATCTGCTCTTAAGGCTTAATGAATTTGCTCCTATTAAAGGTATGCGCGATAACCAAAGCAGCTGGAGTTATTATCTGCAAGGAATGCCTCTAGGGCGCTTCATAAATAACTTTGGCGATATAATCCCTAGCCTTAAAGATGAAGTTAAAGATTATGGCGGCATAAAAAATTGGAGCAGCGAAAAGGGCATTGGTGAATATCATATGCCGCAAAACGCTAAAGAGGGGATGAGGGCTTATGAGTTTTGGTGGAGTTTGGATTTTTCTAGCAAAAAATACTGCCTAGCTGAAAAGCTGTCTTTGTTTATCGCGCGCTTTTTTGGTTGCTACGAACAAACCAAAAAAGAGATGGACGAGTTAAAGAAAGAAAACTTAATTGTGCCTAAAGAAAAAGAGCCGTGGGGCGGCGAAGATCCCGGCAAAAAAGATACACATAAAAAACAATATGAAAAAATTAATCCTGCTGACGTTGCAAGCTCCACTAAAAGCGGAGGCAAAAGCAGCGGAGCGTTTAGAACGGATGGATGGCGAGCCTTAAATAAGACGGATAAAAAAGGCATTTATGATAATTACATAAAGCCGGAATATTCCAAGCAAGGAAACAACCACTTTGTAAAATTTAAGCTAAAGCCCGCAGCCGATAATCTAGCCGCAGATGAAAAGGCTTTTTTGCAAAGATGGGCTGATGAGAGAGGACGCGGTAAAGCAAGCGAGTTTAGCGAGGCTGAAACCTATGAGGCGTTTAGTGGCGAGAAGCTTGCGACCGCTCCTGCGTTAAATTATATGAAGATAAAAAATATCCTAGGTGCTAGTTGCGAGGGGGCAAGGCAGATCACGCTAAAGCTTGCCTCAGCTCCAAAATATTTTGCTTATGGCAGCGTTTATGGAAGTGATATGGCAAAATACTTAGGCAGAATTTTAAATGATAACGGCGTCCCCGCTAAAATAGGCGAGAATGAAATAAGATTTTACTATGGTGGAAAGATAAATATCAACGGCACAACCCTAAAGCCGGTAGAGCAGGATTGTGAATATATGATCTGGTGGGAAGAGGAGGAGTTAAAAAAGCTTTTAGCTATGGGGAATTATTCGCGCTATGCGATCGGAGCCGATACCTCTAGCGCAGGAGCTGATAGCTACTACGACGCGGCTCACCCTATGAAGCTTGCTATTATCGGCGCAAGCGTAAAAACAAAGAATTATCCTAGCAAAGAGGAGGGGGCGCAATGGTAAGAAACAGCCTGCTTGCACAGATAATTACAACCGATAAGAGCTTAGAGGCTAGCGACGTATATACCTGCGCCTTTCGTGGGGTGGACGCCTTGCTATTTTTAAAAGATGGCAAGCTAGGGGCTATGGTAAAAGGGGGAGAGGTAAAAGAGGATATATTTTCGCTAGATCTTGGAAATAAAGTTTTTGCCGATGAAAAGCTTATCCAAATTTTAGATCTACAGCCAAGCGAGTTAGACGAGCCCGATACCTATTTTCTAAGTCTAAGAAGCAATCTAAACTCTACTGCTAGCTTTAAATTTAGTGCTACGTCTCTTTTAAATGAAAACTATCCGCTTAGTTTCGCCCTAATAGAAGCCAAGCTAACGAGGCGCGTCGCTAACCCTAGCTTTTCTGCTCGCACTAGATTTTGGGATAATAAAGCCTATGAGGGAAAAAGTGAAATCAGTGTAAGCGGTGATAGCTTTAGGCTCTTAGGCAAGCAAGAGGGCAAAAATAAAGAAGCTACGATTACTAGACGAGCTTTAAGCGGGCTATTTTTTAGAGAGGTTAAGAGCCTTAGGCGTCATTTTAGCAATAGCGCAAATTATGCCATCATAGGCTGGGGCGGGATAGGCAACGCAAAAGGTAAGCTTACCTCTAAACAAGAAAGGCAGCAAAGCGTAGAGGATATTTATCGCGTCGTTGGATCTTTCCCCGGAGGCGCAGGATTTGGGCTGCGTGCAAGCTACATAAGCAAAAAAGGGCTAAGCAAAAGCGCGGAGCTAACCGATAAAAGCGTAAGTGGCGACGGGGCTCATACCTTAAAATTTAGGGCTGACAATCCCGTAATAGTAAACTCGGTTTTAAATGCAGACGCAGTTTTTAATATGCTTTTTAACGAGGGCATAACCTATCTGTTTCTGCCCGCTAGCGTTAGCGCAGAGGTTAAAGACGGCTTTATCAGCTTTGATGGCATAGACGATCTCATCGCTAGCGACGGGCAAAGCATAGTTTTAAGCGGAGGAATTAGATAATGGCGCAATTTAAAGAGGAGCTATATCGCAGAGTAATATATGTTTCAAGCGACGAGATAAGCAATGAGGGATATTCGATATTTGAAAATATCAGGGCAAAATTTGATGTGTATTTAGATAATGCAACCAGCCTAAGCGATGATGAAAAGATGAAATATCGCGCCGATTTTTTAAGCGGCTTTGCTACTCAGTGCGTCAATCAAATTTTACAAAACGCCGCGCAGATCGCACTTGAAATCGATCTAAAAGACGCTCAAGCTAGAAGCGAAATCGCAGAAGCTCAAACCAAAGAGGCTATGAGCCCTTATCAGATTGAAAAGATTAGGGCTGAAACCGAAATCGCAATAATCGAGCGCGACAATAAAGACGCGCAGCTTAAAGAGCAGATTAAAAATATCGCCTCCGATACGGCTAAGAATGCGGCTCAAACGCATAATTTAGGCATAGAGGGCGAGATTTTAGGCATCGAGCGCGACTACAAGGCGCGTATGATAGAAGCGGAGCTAAGATATAAGCAAGCCCAAGCAGACCTTGCCGCAGCAGAACTTGAGATTAAAAAAATCGAGCTTGAGATTAGGAGGCTGGAACTTCCGATTAAGCAGCTGGAGCTAGAGCTAAAGCGCGTGCAGATGCAGATCGCTCAGGCTGAGCTAGATATCAAAAAGCAAGAGCTAGAGATCTCTAAAAACGAACTGGAGCTAAAAAAGCAGGAGTTAGAAATTCGCAGAGAAAGCCTAGCCCTTGATCGCAAGCGATACGTGCTGGAGCGAGATAGAACCAAAGCCCAAGTAGAACAAGCAGGCGCTCAAGTGCAAGTGCTAAAAGAGGAGGCATATTTGCGAAATCAACAAGCAGGGGCGGTCGCAAGCTCACTAGCTACGCAGGTGCAGATTAAAAAGATCGAAGCGCAAAAAGATATAGATGTTACTGCGATGCAGGTAACAGGCTCAATAATCAGATAGGAGAGGGGATGACAACTAACTACGCACTAAATTTTATTAACGAGGCGCTAAAGTTTAACGCTAAAAGCGATATCGTATCAAAGTATGCCGTAAGCGACGATCAGATAAAAAACAATTATGAGGTCTATGACGAGCAAGGAAAGCTAAAATTTCGCCACGCATTCTCTGCCGTAACGCGCGAGATTATTTTAAGCAATCTTTACTCCTCTATGCTAGGACTTTGCATATCTCAAACCCCGATTAAGCTTTTAGTAACTAAGGGGCAAGGAAGCGATATAGTGCGAAATCTAAATGATGATTTTGACATTAGAAAGCCCGCATATCCCGTAGTGGGCGAAGAGCTAGATATTGATGAAGCTCTTGCCTTAGTAGCGGTCTATCAAACGCTATATGCCCTAGGCATAAGCTCTTTTAGCTCTAAAGAAAAGGAGCTTTTAGGAGAGTATGAAGATAGCGTGCGCCTACCTAATCCTAAGTTTACCGCAGATTTGGCTTTTAGATTTAGTCCTGATGGCATCTCTTGGCATAGCGAATATCAAGATGGTGACAAATATTTTGGTATCTACAAAAACGGGGCCTGGTCGCGCGCTATCCCGCTAATAGGAGGAGGGGGAGGAGCTAAAAGCTTTCTTGCTCTAAACGATACCCCAAGCGCTTATGAAGCGGATAAATTTCTTAAATCCGACGGCAAAAAGCTAATCTTTGCAGATATTCCAGCCGCCCCTGAGCCTGCGCCCTTAAGCATTAAAACGCTTGCGTATGCCGGTGGGCTAAGTCTAGGAGAGGATACTTTAATCTTTACTGAGATTAAAGAAAACACCGAGTTTACATTAAAATCTATCGTGGAGGGGCGCAAATACGACATTATCTTAAAGACGGGCGGACACACGCTAAGCTTTGCCTCCTCTATCACTCCTCTTTGCCGCATAAGTGATATTAAGCCGCTTGATGCTTATGTAAAGTTCAGCCTCATAAAGACGGACGGCAAAACATTCGCGCTTGATCTAAGCCTTGCTGAGTAATGGATGTTAAAATTCCATATTCCGAGCCCTATCTTAGGGATTTGGAAATAGCAGAGATCATCGCAGGAGCAAACCTAGAGCTTGCGATAGATGAAGTAACCTTTAAAGACCGCTACGGACAGAATATCGAAATAGGCGACAAGCTCGATCTATTTCGCAAAGGCGGAGGCGAAGTAAGCTACAATCTTGACTCTCTTACGGCTCAAATGGGTTTTTATCCTGAATTTCGCCGCGCGCAGGATGAGAAGCTATTTGATCTTACTATCAGTCCGCCGCTAAACTCCTTGCGCCTTGATGGGGTATATGATTTTTACAATGGCGATTTTTATGGCGATAGAGCCGTGCTTGTGCCTTTTGGATTTTTCGTAGGCGCGGATAAGTTTGCTATTTGCGGAGCGGATGGAGCAGGCTTAGCCATAGGCGCGAATAATGATGAGCAGATTGTAAATCTAGGCTTTGGAGATAACGCAGGCACCTATGATTGGCGTAATTACGAGAAGCAAAACCCTAATGACGGCTTTTATGTGCTGATATTTAACGCAGCACTAAAGCATACGCAAACGCTTAGGCTTGCTTTAGCTCCCTATCCAAACTATAAAATGAGCTTTTACGGCGGGGCTATCTGGCTCATAAATTACGATCTAAGCGCTCGCAAGCTAGCTTTTATCAGGCAGGGGCAGATAATTTATTCGGACGATTTGAGCTCGGGCGAGAGCTTAAAATTTATCCGCACATATAAGTTTGATTTAGTTTATTCTCATAAGCGCTTTTGGCTTTGCAATAAGCAGGGACGCTTTGTTTTACGCGCCAATTTTGATATGAGCGCGCAAAAGCTAAACTTTAACCCCGTGCTTTGCTCTATTGCGATAAAAAACGGCTCGCGCTATAGCGTGTGGCGGATATATGGACGCAGGATAAATCATATCGCAAGCGCTACGAGCTTAAGAGAGTATCTTATGCCCTTTGTGGCAGGGTGGAACGGAAATATCAAATACGACTATCTATTGCGCGACGTGATGGATGATCCGCAGATAAAAGAATATATCAAAGAAGCGGGCTATCGCGGGCATTATCTAAAAAGCATCGGCGAATATGCAGGAGATATAACGGCAGGAAAGATGAGTGGAAGTATCGAGCTGGGATATGGCTTTGATGATGATTTTTGCCTAAATAATAGCGATGACGGGGATTTGGGGATAAAAAGCTTTCTGCGTAATAGGCGGTTTTTGCTCCCTCACGCTCTTTCAAATCTGACGGCTCTAAGCTACGCCAGATCTTGGAAAGGTGGGGAAAGAAGCGTTGTGTTTTACTCGCTCAACTTTAATAACAACTTCGGCAAATTAATCAAATTTGATTTTTAAAGCTTTAAAAACTATCCGAATTTTGCCAAACTACGGCTAAAGGATAGATGATGTTTAAGATTTATATGATCTTTACTGCGGTGATCGCGCTGCTAATAGGCGCGCTAAAGTTTCAATCTTGGCAAGCAAGCAAGCTGGAAGCTGAGATTTTGGCTCAAAAGGCGCAGATCGAAGCACTGAAAGAGCAGAGCGAACAAAAAGATAAGCAGATGGAGCAAATCTCGCAAGCCGCGCAGCAAAAAGACGCGCTAAGCAAGGATTTGGCTCAAATTAAGAGGCAAATAGCTTCAAAGGCTAGGAAAGGGGGCAAAGATGAGATTTCAAGCGAGCTTAACGCTAGCGCTAATTTTGTGCTTGAGCGGCTGCGCGAGCGCCCCTAATTGCACTAAGCCGCCGCAGTATCTACTAGCCGTGCCGCGCGTTGATACAAACCGTACTATCGCAAGTCAAGCAGACGCCGCGGAGCTAATGCTAGATCTATACGAAGCTTACGCAAAGTGCGCGATTAATCTAGAAAGCATAAGGAAACTAAATGAACGATCTAAATAGCCTGTTTGATAAAATTTATTGGGCTTGCTTGGTGGTGCTAGCTGCTGCGATCACCTTTTTAAAAACGATGAGTAAGAAGCGCAAGAGTAAATTAGCTTACGTAATAGCCTTTCTTTCGGGGTTCTTAAGCTCGATTACTCTGTGCTATTTTGGCGCGGAGTTTACGCTTTATCTAACTCAAAACTCTAGATTTGCCTTAGCAGTAGGTGGCTTTTCTGCTTGGATAGGCGCTGACGCCGTGAAAAATTGGGCTGAAAAATTTGTCTGTGCTAAGCTTGGCATAGATAGAAGAATGAGCGAATACGATGAAGATCAAGATAAATAGATTTAAAAACATTCACGATGGCACGATAGGAAAACTAACGATCACGGACGACGGAAAAAGGCTTTTTGAGTGCTTCACCCTTGAGCCCGCGGGCGCAGACACTACGCAGCGCGGCAAAGATAGACGGATTCCGGCGGGGCGATATCAAATGGAGTGGCACAATAGCCCGAGTCAGAAGCGAATGTGTCCGCTTTTGTGGAACGAGAGCGTGCCGAAAGAGCGCTACATCCTCATTCACCCCGGTAACTTCCCGAAAGATACGGCAGGATGTATTCTCGTGGGCGACGGACACAACGCCGCGGGGGTTACGAACTCGGTGAAAACTTTTAATGCCCTTTTTAAAATTTGTATAGGCAAACACATAGAATTCATAGAGATCACGAACGAGGAGGGGATATGAGCCTCATCAAAAACATCAAAGCTCACGAGGGCTTTCGGGATCACATATACAAAGACAGCCTCGGAAAGGCTACGATAGGATACGGCTTTTTGGTAGCCGCTCTTAGCCCCGATGAACTAGCGCTAAATAACGGCAAGGCGGAGCCGATGAGCCGAGAAGTAGCGGAGAAAATATTAAATTTAAAGGTTTCCAAGCTCAAAAAACGGGTTTTTCAGTGCTTGCCGTGGCTGCAGAGCAAGCCGCAGAGCGTGCAGGACACTCTAATCGAAATGGCATACCAGCTAGGACTTGCGGGGCTTATGGGCTTCCGTCATACTTTAGGCTGTATAGAAGCAGGAGACTACGCACAGGCAGCAAGAAATTTAAAAGCAAGCCTGCTTTACCGCCAAACCCCCAAAAGGGTTGAAGGCTACATAAAAGCACTTAGTCTTTTTTCTTAAGCTTCTTTTTAGCAGCGTCTTTCATCTGCCCGCTAACGCTATAATCTGCGCTATTAAAGCGGTATTATGTAGCAAATGCACAAAATAAACGGTTGTTATATAATGCGTAAAATTTCCAATATGTCGTGATTGTGACTTTCGCTCAAAATCCCAAAAATCTCAAGCATCTTCAAATAGTCGTTTGCATCATTTCTATTTATTACAAGAGTAGCGTGTTCGTTTTGGTTTGCCATTCTGCCAATTAAAGGCGTAGTTGATAAGAGATTTGCAACAGGAAAACAAAAATACAACATTGGTTGAACGCCAATTGCTCTTTGCTTCTCTCTAATAATAACTTCAGATATAAGATTTCCGTTGAACTGATATATAGCCAATGGATAATTAATATGAGAACAATAAAAATTTAATCCCGCAATTGTTCTAGGTATAAACATATCTCTACTAATATGTAAAGAATTATCAATAAAATTCATAGCTGGTAGAGCTGCCAATCTTTGAGATAGTGCTTGAATTTGTTGGGGCAATATTGCCCCAAAATTTTTTAGATAATGAACTATTTCGCTAAGCTCATATAAACTTTTTAATTTACTGTTTGCTCCCGTAAATTGCAAGTGTCCTAGAGTTGTATCATTTATTCTATCCTGCGTAACATCATACCCAATTTGCCATTCGATATAATGATTTGGACCAAAAGGGGTTTGTCTTGTTGCTGTGGGCTCTCCATAGTCAGCGAAAGTATTTCTAACCTTTACTCTAGTTTTTCCGGTTTGTGCAGTAAGTGGAATGTCTACATGTATTTCCTGTCTTTGATAATTTACTTGCAACATACAATCTCCTTAAAATAATTATCTACTACTTTCGATATTTTACCACTTTTGGAACTTTTAACAAAATCTTCGACATGCTTGCTAAAAAAGGAATTATCGATAAAAACATCTAAATTTCCACACCAAAAAGGAAGATTTTTTGCATAAATTTTAAAAAGATTAACATAGTGGTAATATGGTAAATGCTCTTGTTCTATTGTAATAGCATTGGCGCATTTTTCTTTTAAAAAAGTTTTATTTCTTTTTAGGGCATTAATGTCCCTCATAGTATAAAAATAGCCTGCTGGATTTTTAGCTTCCCTTTTTGGGTATTTATTTAAATAATTCCCTATGAAATCAAAGTCGTTTAACTTAAAAACAGCGCCGTCTTCCGCTTTAAAACTAAAATTCTTGATGTAATCAAAGTTCATAGCGCCTTTTTTATACAACGCAATAATAATTGGAAATTCTACTCCGTTTGTAAAATATCTTGATGAAATAACTAAACCGTCTATTAGCTTATATTGCACCCTAAAATGATTCAATAACTTAAAGTTAGAGGATTTTACGAGATATGATAGAGGGTGCAAAATACATATATAATCGGGATATAATTTTACGTAAGAGCGTAAAAAAGATATGCCTATGTCTCTTGTTTTTAAGTCAACATCTATTACAAAATCTTGTTTTTTTATATCTTTCTTGATTTGAGACGTAATATCGTTATACGGGGGGTTGCCCACTATGATTAATTTCTCATTATCTTTGATATTGTAAGTTGCTCTACTCGCCATATTAAGCGCATTAACTATATACTTATGCTTTAGTTCTAGTCTCGCGATAGCTATTTCATCAATATCCGCTGCTACCTTTTTATTTAAACTATCGTATTTTAAAAACTCCCCATACCCGCAAGAGCTATCAAGTAATGTATAGTTTTCAAATTCCTCTTTTATATTATTTTTTAATAGCTCATAAGCTAAATTAACTAATTTTTGGGGTGTATAATATGAACCCAAATTAACCGTATCAGCTTTGTTTAAATGAATTTGTGTATGTGTACGTATTTTCATATCTTATTATTCTTTTACCTTTTATTAATCTGCAATTTTATATTCGAGCAATTCACATACCATCAAAGCAAACGCAAAACTAAACTTACCGCGGTTAATTTTGTTTGCTAAATTCTCTCTCGATTCGTTTATGCCTTTTTCTTTTAATAGCTCCGCTAGCTTTGGATAGTCTATATCTGCTTTTGCCATTTGTGTTTTTAGATATACCTTTGCTCGTTTTTCATATTCGGTCATCAATAGCCTTTTTACTTCGCATTCATTCTTAACGTCCTTAACGCCAACAGCGAATATATTTTATTATATCTAAAATTTTATAATATTGGAATAAATAATTATAAATAATCTGGCAAGATGAAATATCTTTATATATTTATTAAGTTATAAGCATATATGTGATATAATATCATCATAAATAAAGACAAAAGGATTCAAAAATCCCCCAACACTTCCTTCTCTCGTCTAAAGCTAGAACAATCTCGGCTAGAAAGATAGCTAGTATGAGCGAGAACGAGTGTTACAAGTATTTAAATCAATTCGTTGGAGTAGCAACAAAGGCAATCCTATCTGTCCGACTTGCGGAAGTGCGTCGTCTCATTATTTTATAGAAAGCAGATTATAATATCGTTGCAAGGATTGCTTTCATACCTTTAGCGTTACTAGCGGAACGATATTTCACTCTCATAAATTTCCTTGAAGTTCGGAGTGCTTGCTAACGAGAGCGGATATTTCGTGACATTCAGCCATATAAAGTCCTTTACGACATGCTATAATATACTGAATTTTATTGGATTTTAGAATGAAAGTCTTGTGCGGTTGCTACATAACGCTCCGATAAAAGCGCCTCTTGCTCTATTTTTATCATCTAGCGCTGCACCTGTGGCTGCTCCGGCTCCGGCACTTGCGATATTAGCAGGGATTGCGCTAGAGCTAAAACCTTTAATCATATTCTCGCCGTTTTGTGGTATAATATCTGTAGCGGTGTCTAGCCCTTGATTTCTCATCGCTTGTGGGGTGCCCAGGCTAGAGAGTGTGTCCCCACCCCAAACTATATTGCCTTTTCTTATTAGATTTTTTAAATCGGTGTTTTTTAGCGGCGTCGCGGTTACGCCTAAAAATTCTCCTCTGTCGTTTTCTATCACGCTTAAGAATTTTAAAGTTTTATCGCGATCGTCGATAAAGGTTTTAAAAAATCTATATCGTTCGCCATCTTTTGCGATGAATAATGGATTTTCTAACGTAGGTTTGATTAAATTTACATATTCGAGCCTACGCTCGCTGCCTGCTTTATCCGCCAAATGATTTAACATCTTATCAATCGCAATTTTGGCCTCAAATATCGGAGTTTTAATAGGAGCCTGAAAGTCGCGGACGAGCGAAAGCACATCGGCCTTAGGCTCTAGTCTTAGCGCCAAATCTCCGCGCTCCGCTATATTACGGACTACCGCAGCGGGGTCTATGCCTCCTCCTGCGGAATTCTTAAACTCCGCGGGGGCATTAAGGTTTTTATCAGAGGAAAGAGATATAATTTCATCATTGGCGGGGGTTGTAGTAATGTGGGTTGTGGACCCCACCCCTCCGTCAAATATATCAGAGGTTGAAGTAATTGCGGAGTTTGTCCCACTTCCTTCGATATATTTATCATTGCTGTAAAGGCTGCTATTTGGGTTTAATCCCTTTTTGGCGGCTTCATCGCTTCCATTTAAGGTTGAGGTAATAGTCTGGGTTGTCGGACTTCCTTTTTTGGTAGCGATGACGGCTTTAGGATTGGTAATTGCTAAGATCTGATCTAAATACGCGTTATTATTAGCAGGGTTTGTAGCTCTTAAAATCTCATCTAAAAACGGATTAGGCGCTTGCGCTGCTGCGGTCTGTGCCTTATCTGCTCCTTTTGCTGCTTCGCTCATCTTTTTTGGAGCAATCCCTGCCGCTTCCTCAAGCTCTGAGCGAATGGCCTTTATCACGTTTTCGTCAAGTCCGAAAAGATTAGGATTATTTAAAATTCCCTCTGCGACAGAGCTTTGTGGTATAATAGTGTTATCGGTCGGCGAAAAATGCTCCTTGCCGGTATTCATTTGCGCCCCGAGCACTTGTTGCTTATGTTGAGAGTTGGACGCCTCAGCCGCCGCCGCTTCAAAATTTTGTGGTATAATAGTTTTATCAGTGACCGACCCCGCATTATCTGCGGCAGCCATTGTCCGAGAAGTATCGGAGTATCGGTTGAGGCGCGCCGATTGGTCGCTGCTTAATGGAGGGCTTAATAATTCGCCATCCGCCCGCGTTTGCGGAGCGGTCGTCCCAGCGGGCGTCGGGACGCCCTCTCTTAAATTTTGGTAGTCCAAGCCTTGCGCTGCTTTTTGCGTTTGTTCGCTTGCTTTGCCTAGCACCCCTTTAGCTAAAATCGGAGCACGGCTAAGCCCGCCTAAAATAGCATTCGCCCCACCCCAAATAGTGCTTTCAAGCCCCGCTTGCTTTAGATCGGGCTTTTCCTGTCCGTAAGCTCTAGCCCCTCCGGTAAAGCCTCCCATTATCGCGCCGTTTGCCGCAGATCCTACGGCATTGCCGATGCGAGTAGCTACCTTTTGGCTAGCGCCTAATGCTTTTGCTAAGCGGGCGGCCTTTGCGCTATGGCCTAGCATCGCAGGAGCTAGTGCAGTAGCATCTGCTATCTCGCCTGCTGCTTGCCAACCTTTCATATCGTTATCGCCGAAGTTTTCAATTTTATTTATCGCTGAGCTTGCTAAATTTGAGTTCTCGCGAAAGAAATCCCTAGCCCTGTCCGCTCCGTAAAAATCTGCGGTATCTGCTAAAACGTTATTAATGCCTCTAGCTAGCTTTTGATTGGCTGCAGCTTGACCCGTTACGAAGTTTTTTAATCCTCGTCCTATTATGCGGGTAGTGCCTGCACCTCCCGTTTGTCCTACTGCCTCCGCGCTTTGAGAAAAGGTTTGCCCTAGCTCGTCTGCAGTATCTTTTAAGCTCTTGCCTGCATTATCAAAGCCCAAAGCGTCCGCTCCTGCGCCTAATGCACGAAGTCCTAGCTCGCCAGCCTTTTGAGTTACTAGCCCCGCACCCGCTAAAGCCTTATCACTTACGGCTTCTGCGGTATCTAGCGCAGGGGCAAGCTTAGAGCCCATCTGTCTAAAAAAGCGCCCCGTATCGCTAGGTCCGTCCGTGGATGCCTCGCTTATCGGGGTTAGGGTTTTATTTCCTATTTTTATGGAGTTTAGCGGGCTTAGTGTCTTTGATCCGATCTTTATGGGAGCTACATTTATGGGCGTTAAGGTTTTGCCCCCTATCTTAATTCCACTCATAAACTTGTCCGTCCTTGCGTGCTTTCTTTACTCCATCATCATCGATAAAAATTTCATAGCCTTGTTTAATAGCCTCCAAATCATCATCATCGTAATCTATACCACCTCTCTCTGCGCCTAGTGCGGAATATCCCGCCGCTATGCGATCAGTAATAGCTTTGCGCTGCTTATCGTCTAGCTGTGAAAACTGCGGGCTGGAGGCGAAATCGTTTAGTGCTTTAAGCTCATCTGCCTTAGCCTTTCTTGCGGCGTTTTGATTTTGTGCGTCAAGTTCTGCGCTTTTTAGCTCATTAGCGCGGTCTAAGCCTGCTGCGCGAGCTTGCATATATGCTTGTTGCGCCTGAGCTTGCGCGTTCGCTCTAGCGGCATCCTCGGCGTCCTTGGCGCTGCGGTAATTAAAACCTGCTATCCACTGGGCCCCATTTGCAGCTCTTGCGGCGTCATCTTGATAGGCTTTTTCTCTAGCGCCCAGCACGTTTAGTGCTGCGTTCGCATTAGCTCTAGCCCATTCGTTATTTGCTTTGGTATTAGCTAAGTTTATGATATTGGCTAGATATGAGTTTACGCTTCCTAGCATTGAGTTATCAAGTCGCCCCTGCGCGGTTTGAGGGGCAAAGCCGTAAGCGTCCCTGCCTATATTAGCAACTGCGCCCGCCCCGTTTAAGGCGCGCCCTTTAGAGTTTAGAGCGTTTCCGATATTATTTAAGCTTTGACTATAAGCGTCGTTTGCGCCGCCGTAGGCTTGAGCGCCTAGCTTGATAAAGCTATTATTGGTTAAGTCCGCGCCTGCTCTTGAGTTTTGTTGATTGTAGATATTGTTGCCTGAGCCGAACAATCCGCTAAGAGGTGATTGCATAGCGTTGAGATTTTGCGCGAAATCTGCGGACTTACGGGCGTAGTCGTAGTCGTTTTGATTAAAGTATGCCATAAAATCCTGCCTTTTTGCTTTATGCTAACAAAAAGGCGCGGATTATTTAAAGGGCTATTTGCTTATGAGTTTGCTAATAGCTCGCCCGACATCGCCTGCTCTTGCCTTGCCTTCGCGAATTCGCTTAAGCGTCTCATCCTCGCCTGCATCGTCTGTCGAGCTAGTGCCGTCGTTAGTGATCGGATCGGGCTTGCTCTGCGGTGCTATGGTGGCTTTAAGACCTTTGACGAAAATCTCCAGACCCTCCTTGCTGATTTTAAACTGCTTCGCAAGTTCGGGGCTGGTTTGCGCGAGCTTATCAAGTCCTTCCTCGATAGTTTTCTTACTCAGCTCGGGATTAGCGCTTATGACATCTGCGAGATTTAGATTATATGTCGCGGCTTCTTGTTGCTTTTCAAGCTGTGCGCGCAATTCATCTATGCCTAGGGCTTGCTTTGCAGCTGCAAGTTGAGCGCCTATATCTACTTGAGGCATCGTCATTTGGGGCTGTGGGGGCATCATTTGAGGCGGTGTCGTTTGAGGCATCGCGTATGGATCTTGCGGCTGCACCTGAGGCTCTTGAGGTTGAATGTCATCATTCATCTTTTTCTCCTTGTGTGGTTTGGTATTGTTCTAAAAAAAAGCCGTAAAGGCTTTGAGCGAAGCTTAGAGCGTCTATGCGCTCAAGCATATTTATCCTAGCATCCTTGCTTAACTCCTGCCCCGCTGCGTCCTTTCCGCTGCAAGCATAGCGGTATAGAGCGCTTTTTTGCGCCTCTAAAACCGCATTGATCTCGGCATAAGGCTCGGAGCTCATAAAATCTTTAAGCACTCCTAGTTTCTGCAAAATCTATCTCTCCCGGAAAAAGTTCATCTACGTTTTTTTGACCCATCTCGCGCAACTCGTCTCTCACTAAGCCCTCTAGGACTCGCACATACTCGCGCACCTTTTCTTTCGCGCCCATCTCGCTTAGCATCTTTATCATCGTTAGTAGGCTTTGTTTAGCCGCTCCGATATTATTTATCTTAGTGTCGCGGCTCATTACGCCTACGCCTGCGTTTATGCTAACACGCAGCTCTATTTTCTTATCCCTATCATATCCGCTAAGCGCCTCGGTGATTTTATGGCGATATATTAAGCTTACGATGCGAGAGATAAAGGGCTCAAAAAAGCTCTCGTTGTAGCTGGTGACTATATCATCTATCGTAGCGTTACCGCTTTGAGCTAGCAGGCTCATCCCCGTAGCGTTTCTAGGATCGGAGCTATCAGAAATGCCTTGCACCATCTTAGGCATTCCACCTACTTCTTGGATCTCTGCATCCAAGCTTTGCGTATCAAAAACCGAGCCGTTGATATTAGGGGCCGGGATCTCCTTAATCGCTGCTAAATTTGAAACTACTACCTTAGGGCTAAGAGATGCTAAATCATCATCCCTTAAGCCACTACTTCTATCGGCGAAATATCTGGGATTAAGCTGCAGATAAACGGCGTCCATCTGCTGATTTCGCACGGCTATGAATTGGCGCTGCAGATCTATCATCGGTTCAATATAGCTTGCCCCGTATGAGCGCACTGCCCCTCTTTCCTCAATCCTACAAAACTGCGGATAAGCTACCGCAAAAAAGAAGGGGCATCCGTCATGAAGGGGAAGATCAAGGCGCAAAAACCTATCGTTTATGCAGGTGCTAATAAACCAATCATCGCCGATTTTGCGATAAATCTCTTGCACCGCTATTCTGCGGTATTCTCCTAAATCCGAGCTTTGAAGGCCACTAGGACTTTTGGAGGTGTTTTCACCGCCTATGGTGTCTAGATCTATCTTTTCATCCTTTAGCTCTTTAGCGAAGTTTCTTTTAATATCGGCAATCGTCATATAGAAGCGATCGACGTAGTATTTAGCATCGAAATGATTTTTAGCGTGCGGATCTATTAGCACCTCACTTAGCCTTTTAGGCACGACCTTAACTTCATTGTCCGCCCAATAAACCTTTGCGATAGAAGTTCCATAAACTAGCATCGCAATTATGCTTTCGTGAATGCGGGAGTAAAGATTTAGCCTTGCTCTGCTTAGAGTGTTTAGCTCGTTTTGTAAGATGGCGCTAAGCTGCGCGTCGCCTCTAACCTCAATATCCGCAAGGCTAGGATTAGCAAAATAGGTCTTTAATATCTCTTTGGTGATGCGGCGGACCTTGGCAAAGATTATCTTTTGTGCGACGTGAGATTTATGGCGAGCTTTTAAGGTCCTTTTCTTTTTTTCATCCATTAGAGCTAAATATCCGCTCTCTAAATATAAAAAGTCATCTTTTACAAAGTCAAATCCCTTTACCGCCTCATTTCGAAGCTTTAGAATTTGAGCTTTAATCTCCTCTTTTTTCAAGTCTTTTCCTCCTCCTTCTTACCCGGTATTTATCTACTTCAAGCGCGGCTGCTATAAAATCATCTCTAAAGCCGTGCCTTATTAGCTCATCTATAGCCTCTCCCTCGATTAAGGTTACAGGAGCGCCTCCTGCATCTCTTGCGTTGCTTAAAAGAGCAAAGACATTGCCTCCTGCCAGCTTTAATAGGGCATAATAGCTAGCCTCCCTGCCTAAATGCCACGCATCTACCATAGCAAATCTCCCGTTTGAAACTCTCCATCCGTTTCCTCCTCGTAAAAATCCATCTCATCAAAAAAGCTAAGAGCTAAAGCATCTGCGCGATCGGGCGAGCGAGCAAGTCTAGCGCGAATTTTCTTTTTAGATTCAAGCCTTATTTTGCCTGTGTTTTCGTCAATCTCGTAACGGATATCGCCTAGTTCGCCTATTAGCTTTTCATCTCTAGGCAGGCAAAGAAGTGCGATATTTTCTTTTAGCCTTGCATAAATTTCATAGCGCTTATTGTAAAAGCCCTCTTTGAAGCTTTTTTCTCTTACGTCGGCGCGATAAACGGGCAAGCCTTTGGCGTTTAATATACTCCAAACTCCTGCGCCTATGCCGATGACGTCGATGAAAATAGCGTTAGGCTTTTGCGCCGCTTTTTTATATTCAGCGCAGATCGCATCAGCTAGCGGAGCGGAATCGAGCTTTTTAAACTCGCAAAAAGGCTCTATGAAAAAGCCCTTACGCTTACATAGCACAGAGCTATCATCTCCGTATTCTGCAGGATCTAACCCCCAAATCACAGCGCCGCTTCGGTCTATCTCACGCCCTACGGCAAGCTCAAGCGCGCTTAAATCAAAGAGATTATCGCTGCCTTGAAGCGGGAATTCGCCTAAAATCCTAACCCGATAAGCATTGCTATCTCTGCCGTAAAGAGCGCGGGCACGCTCGATCTGCTCTTTGGCTACATTTGCGCTCTGTTCTGCGTTAAAGGTAAAGCTATGCCAAAGCTCCTGCTTAAAAGCTTCGTAAAAAAATCCGCTCGTGCGGGTAGGGTTTCCGACCATAATCATCGCATTTGATGCCCCGCTAAGAGCTCCGAAAATTATTTCAAATATCGTCTCATCCACACCGCTAGCCTCATCCACTAAAAATAGCAGATGCTTGGCGTGAAAGCCTTGCAGGGCTTCAGGGGTTTCTTTGCGAGCTGTGCGAAGGGCTATGAAGTTGCCGTTAGAAAAATTGATCTCATCGCTTTTAGGCGTGATCTCATCGCGTAAAATTTTAGGAAGCTTGGCTATCCATTTGCGAATTTCAGGCATCAACGTAAGAAGTAGCTGCGGAGTAGAGGGGGCAGTAATAGGAATTTTAGCATCCTCCTTAATTAGCGCCCACCAAATAGCAACCCAAGCAAGCGAGGTGCTCTTGCCTACGCCATGACCGCTTTTAATAGCGATGAAGCGATCTCCTGCATCCACCGCGCGAATAAATGCAAGCTGTTGCGTAGAGGGCTCGGCGCGCAGGACGAAACGCACGAAGGTCTCAAGCTTAGATGCGATACGGGCGAACTTCTCAAGCTCGGGCTTAGAGCTCTGAACTATCATCCATCGCCTCCACATCCACTACGTTTTTATCTGATTTGTCAAAATTTATCAAAATATTGGTGATTTCGTTTTTATCCGTGCCTATGATCTCAGTGCCTGCAGCCTCGATTATATTTTTAGCTAGAAGCGCGAAAGAGCGAAAATCATTTGAACTAATGCGACCATCCTCTTCATCTTTTAGCATCTTAGCCTTTAATTTTTGCTGCGCCCAGCAAAGCTCTGCGTATTGGCTAGCTACTACTTGCGAAAACTCCGGAAGCTTAGCTTTAGCTTCGAGCGCTCTTTTATCTTTCGCATCTTGTTTTAAGATCTCGCGAACCCAATTTTCAGAGTTAGCCCAACCTCGCACCTCTTTTTCAGCAAGACCTAATCGCGCCGCTATCTCAGGTGGGCTTAAGCGCTCCTCGCGCATTATCTTAAAAGCTTCCTTTTTAAGCAGGGCGCGGTTTATATTTTGCTCGCTCATATTTCTATCCAAGCTTCCTTATGATATTTAACCGCGCGAAAAACTATATTAGGGTTTTGAAAGCAAAGGATTTTGGATTTGATACGAAAAACCTTATCCTGCGCCGTAAAATCGGACTTAACATCCTCGACTATGCTAAGCCCCTCTTGCTCGTAAGAAAAATCGGCGATATAGGTAATAGCGCGTCTTGCCCTACCTAAGCGGTCTTTAAATCCGGGCTGGAGCGTAAAGCCGGGATGGATACGAAGCGCGCTTATGCGCCCTGCTTTTTCAAGCGTTTTTAAATAGACGTAGCGATCGGCTTCGGTAGAGCTGTCAAAGGTGTAGCCATCAAGAAGGGTTTTATTATGAGGGATTTTGCCTGCGCTTTTAACACAAAAAGAGCTTTTGCGGGCTCTAGCAATAGCACGAGCTTTGATGATCGCTTTTTTAAGAGCGGGGCTAGAGGAGATCAGAGCATCGGCACTAGCGCCAGAGCTTGCGAAAAAAATCTTAGCCAT